CATCCACGCCGCAGGCGGTCACCCCGGTCGGCTTGCCGAGGTTCAGTCAATCATCGACTCCGCCCTGGCCGCCGCCGCCAACGAAATCGCCGACAACGGAGAAATCACCGTCACCATCGAAGCTCTGGAGGACACCCCATGCTGATCACCCCGACCATCCGCCCGCTGCCGCTCTTCGCGCACCTGGCCGGGCGCAGCGTCACCACCAAGCCCAGCCGCGCCCTGCGGCAGCGCATGCGCACACCCGAGCCGCTCAGCATCAGCCAATGGGCCGAGAAGTACCGGCGCGTCACCGAAATCGATGCTAAACCCGGCCGCTGGCGCGGTGATATGGTCCCGCACACCCTGCCCATCATGGATGATATCGGTAAACCCTGGGTACGCCAGGTCTGGATCTGTTTGCCCGAGCGTGGCGCTAAAACCCAAATTTTGCTCAACACCGTCTGCCACACCATCGACCAGGGAGCCCAATCAGGGAATATCTTCTGGCTCATGCCCACCGAACACGACGCCCGCAAAGCCATGGGGGAGCGCATCATCCCCGTCTTTCGCGCCAGCGACGACCACGGCCGCCCCGGCCGCATCGCCCGCTATCTCTCCAGCAGTGCCGACGACACTGCGCGCGGAACCATCCGCTTTAACCACGGCATCCGCCTGTTTCCCGCCTGGGCCAACTCGCCCGGCAGTATGGCCGCCTATTTCGGCCGTCTCAACATTGCCGACGAATGCGACAAATTCCCCGAGCGCACCAGCGAGGGCAGCGACCCCATCACCCTGTTCCTCAAACGCGCCCGCGACGACCGCCACCGCTCCAAGTATGTCTTTGCCAGCACCCCGGCCGGGCGCTTCATTCACGCCGGAACCCTCGCCTGCGCTCAGCTTAAAACCTGGGCTATGCACTGCCCGGCCTGTTTTGAATATGTCCTGCCCGGTGATGAGCATCTGGTTATCCCTCAGGGCACCACCGTCGCCAGCGCCGCCCATGCCGAGCTCGGCCTTGCCTGCCCCGCCTGCGGGTCAATCTGGGACGAAGCCCAGCGCGCCGCCGCCTACCAGTCAGGCCGCCCGCACATTTTACAAGGTGCCGATCAACCGCGCCCCGACTCCATCGGCTGGCATGCCCCCGCCTGGGTTTTTCCCACCGTACCCCTCGCCGAAATCGTCGCCGCCAAACTCCGCGCCGAAACCGGCGGTCTGCGCGCCAAAATCGCCTACGCCAATGGCTACCGGGTCGAAGACTACACCGCCGAAATCTCCGACCGCAAAGAAGACGCCATCCTGCGCCTGCGCGATCAGCGCCCCGCCGGGCAGATGCCCTCAGAAGCCGACGCCCTGCTGCTCTCCATCGACACCCAGGATTCCGGGTTCTGGTACGAACTGCGCGCCTGGCGCTACGGGCTCGATCTAAAAAGCTGGCTGGTCAAAGCCGGATTTATCCACAGCAGCGCCGCCGCCGATTTCACCGGCCCCGATGCCCTGCTGGCCGGCGAATATCCCGACGAAAACGGCGAGCCCCACCGCGTCACCGCCTGCGTCATCGATTCCGGCGGGCACCGCGCCGCCGAAGTCTACGCCTGGTGCCGCCGTACTGGAGCCTGCGCCGCCAAAGGCGCCAGCAGCCGCAAAACCCAGCCGGTCACTGTCAGCCGCCTCGACCGCTACCCCGGCAGCGGCCGCCCCATCCCCGGCGGACTCAACCTTTACAGCATCGACAGCCATTTTCACAAAGACATCATCGCCAACAAGCTGGCCATCGATCCTACAGATCCCGGCGCCTGGGTGTTACACAGCGGATTCACCGCCGAACAACTCGCCGCCCTAAAGCGCGACCCCGGCACCCAGCAAAGCCACAACCTCGAAGCCTACGCCCGGCAGATGTGCGCCGAAGGCCGCGACGAACGCGGACTCTGGCAATGCCCCGACGGCAAAGCCAATCATTTATGGGACTGCGCCCAGATGGGTCTGGCCCTGGCCATGTACCTCGGCTGGCAGCACGCCCGCCGCCCCGGCACTGACCCGGGCACAGCCGATAAACCAAAAACCGACGACAACCGTAAACCGCACAAATCACGGAGGTGGTAATGAAAAAAGACGAACACGGCGACCTGCTGGTCGGCATGAAAGCAATCTGCCAGTACCTGCACGGCATCAGCGAAGCCACCGCCCTCAAATGGCACCGTGAACTCTCGCTGCCCATCCGCAAAGGCGGAAAAAACGGGACTGCCGGAATCTGGATCGGCAGCCGCCGCAAACTCGACGAATGGTCCGCCGAATTTGTCGGGGGCGCGTGATGACCGGCCTGCTCCCCATGCCCGACTTTGGCGCTCTCGCCAGCCTCGACGAGGGTCAGCCCCTCACCTGGCGCACCCGCGAAAAAGACCCGCGCACCTCCGGGCTGGAAGAAATGGAAGATTCCCTTTACCGCGCCTACAAGCACAAGGTCGCCGCCGTCATCGAGCGCCTTGCTGATGTCGGCCTGCCAGCGCCCGGCGAACAATTCCGCCTCGTCACCCGGCGCAGCTTCAACGCCATAGAGTTGCTGCACCACATCGCCCAACGCGAAGTGATCGTTGATCTGCGCATGGCCGTTTACTCCATCAACTAACACGCCGCCCTGCTTTTGCTTGAGATGATCGACACCGGCCGCATTCTTCAGGCTGAAATCCTCATGTCCAACCTGCGCAACAAGGCCCACCGCGAAAAAGAAGAAATCGTCAAAAACAAGTTCGCCGGGCACCCCGCCGTCACCCTCTGGTTCTGCTCATCCCATGCCAAGCTCATCAGCTGCCGCACCGACCAGGGCAACCACTACACCATCGAGGGCAGCGGAAACCACGCCTATAACTCCCGCGTCGAGCAGTATGTCATCGACAACGACCCCGTTATTTACCAGTTCACCGCCCGCTGGATGGCCGAAATCAAAGACTATCTCTCCGGCACCGCCGAACTCGAAATCTGTCCATAACGTCCACCAAGCCCACAGGAGTCACCGCCATGCCGACCGCCGTCCACAAGTCAACCACCGCCGATCTCACCCCAGCCGAGTACAACCCCCGCAAAGTCTCCCCCGGCGCCATTACGCGCCTGCGTCAGCAGCTGCAGGAATTCGGAGACCTTGGCGGAATTGTATTCAACATCCGCACCGGCCGTCTCGTCGGTGGACATCAGCGCATCGCCGCCCTGCAAGATTCCTGGCCAATCGACAAGCAGCCCCACGCCGACCAGGCCGGAACCGTCGCCACCGGACACATTGACACACCGCATGGCCGGCTTGCCTATCGTGAAGTTGACTGGCCCGAGACAAAAGAAAAACTTGCCAACCTCGCCGCCAACAACCAGGCCGGGGATTTCGACAACGCAATGGTTAAAGCGTTGCTTGTCGATCTCTCCGATCTTGGCGCGCCGCTTGAGTTGACCGGTTTTGACACCGCCGTCGTTGATAAACTCACCGCCCCGCCCGATCCTCCAGAAATCAAAGAGTGGGATCTTTCCGAAAGTTACGAACCTTTCTGGCTAGTGGTGCGGGGTCCACTTTCCGAGCTGCACAAGATCCGCGCTGCCATCACCCAGGCCAGCACCGACAAGGTTGTGGTAGCGGGTGGCGAAGCATGAGCGTTAAAGCATGGCAACCCACCGACAACACCGATCGCGGGGAAAAGATCGTTATTCGCCAGCGCCTGCTTGCCGAGATTGCAAAGCCATCTGTCCTGGAAGCCTTCGCCGGTAGTGGCCACATCTGGCGCGAATGCTACCATGGGCTGCCCTATCTCGGTCTTGACCTCAAGCCGCTGGATGACGGACGAACCTTGCTCAAAGTCGACAACCGTAAGTTTCTGCGCGCCGCCGATCTGAGCGATTTCAACTTTTTTGATCTTGACGCTTACGGTTCACCATGGCACCAGTTCCTGATTGTCATGCATCGGCGAAAACTCGCCGAGGGTGAGAAGATCGCCGTTGCCCTCACCGAGGGTCTTGATTTTAAAATGCGCATGTCCAGCCTTCCCGCTGGCCTGCGTTCCGGGTTAAATCTTCCGCCCGGCCTCAACATCCCCAACCTGCATCTCCACCACGATTTCATAAATTGCAGAGTCGTCACCCAAGCCGCTGCCCGCTACGGCTTGCAAATCAACCTGGCCCTGCAGGGCAAAAACCCCCGAGGCAATATGCGGTATTATGGTATTATTTTAAAAAAAGTGTAGCAAAAACAAGTAGTTGTGATATAATTTCATAAAATCAACCAAAGGAGGCACATCATGTCCATCATCTACCAACCGTCCGGAAAAGCCCGCGAATACTGCGACCTCGCCGCCAACCTCTACGCCGGCTGCAGCCACGGCTGCAGCTACTGCTACGCCCCGGCCGCCCTGCGCCGCAAGCCCGAAGCCTTCCACCGGGCCGCAATTCGCCCGGTCGATGTCCTGCGCCAGATCGAAAAAGAAGCCCCCGCCTATGCCGGGCAAGAAGTGCATCTCTGCTTCACTTGCGATCCCTACCAGCCGATCGAGCGCGAGTTCCGCCTCACCCGCCAGACACTGGAGATATTCACCAGGCACAATATCCGCGCCCGGATCCTCACCAAGGGTGGGCACCGCTGCCTCGACGATCTCGATCAGATCAAAGCCAATCGTGCCATCGTCGGTGCTACGCTCACCTTTATAAGCGACGCCGATTCGCGTGCCTGGGAACCCGGCGCCATGCTGCCGTTAAATCGGATCATGACGCTTAGCGCCCTTAAGGCCGCCGGTGTTGAAACCTGGGCCAGCCTGGAGCCGGTCATCGATCCCGAACAGACGCTGGAGATCATCCGCCAGACACACACTTTTGTCGATACTTACAAGGTCGGCCGCTGGAACTATGATAAAGCCGCCAACGCCATCGATTGGGCCAAGTTCGCAGCCGAAGCCGTCGCCCTGCTCGATCGTTTCGGCTGCCGCTACTACATCAAGGACGATCTGCGCAAGTACCTGGCCACCGCCGCATAACCCCATCCGTCCCATGGTTCTCATCGGGCCTATGGGACGGATGAAAAAAAGCACCATCAGCAAAAAAAAGCAATTTTTTATCATTTTCCCCTTGCAATCATACATAGGACTGCCCGCAAGCAGTCACCTTCTGCTGCAAATGTGGCAGCAGGGGGCATCTTGACCAACCACAGGGTTGTGATTGCGCATCCTCGTGGATGCGCCAGTCCGACCTGACCTGTGATTATTGTGGTGAGGTCTGCCGCGACGCTGCGACCGGTACCTTCTACGGCTACCAGTCGCACGGAAAACAAATCTGCTGGAGTTGTGACGCGACGCCAGCAGAATGAAGGGGAAAGCCAGCTAAGTACGGCGTACCGCCTGAACGGCTGTCAGTACGCTTCACCCGAAGCCATGGGGCAAAATGGCCGGTCACCCGAATCGCCAACGGGGATCGTTAAACATGCAGGCGTAGCGAGATGGCACCCACTCGCAGGCACTACCAGCCCCCGGCTACGGATAGCGGGTTAGCAGAGACTGGCACCCAGCCCCCGCCGAAAAGTCCCCCGTATCTGCTGCGGGGGCACAATAAAAATGGAATCCTCCATGTCAAAATCAAAACGACACACCCTTTACCTCACGGCGAAGTCGATGCAAATCATCGGCCCCGCCGAAAACCGCGCCGGCCGGGTCAACGGCATCATCAGCCACTACGGCCGCATCACCGCCGAAGCCTGCCCGGCCCTCACCACCGGCCAGTGGTCTTTCCTGGCCGACATGCTCAATGGAACGTTCGTTGAGGATAACACCGGCGATTACCTCTGGGCCGATATCGCCGAATCCGGAAAGCTCGACGGCCTCGCCAAAAAATGGGAACTTGATGCGGACCAATTTGCCGAGCAGGTCCGCGCCATGAGCCACGCCGAGCGCTGCGCCCTGCTGGATGTCGTCCTGCGCTTCTGGAAGGGCGACCACCAGGAAAACCTGACCATCGCCGAACAGCTCCACGCATCCGGCGCCATCATAAAAGAGTAATCCCCAAGCCCCGGCGGGCGGCCGGGGCTTTTTTTGAAAAACAACAATTTAGTTGATTATTTGTGTTGACAGTTACCTGTCAACCCTAAAGACCCGCATCCTCCAGCAAAGACCAGTATCTTTGCCCGTTTTTCCACCATTCTTCAAAATCAACCAAAACTCCCCCTTATCCTGAGCGCGTTCCCAAAACCCCGGAGACCGCGCGCATGGCCCTGTTCACCATTGCCGAACTAGACCCCCAGATTGCAGCATATAAAGCCGCCCTGCTGGGGCTGGCCACCGCGGAGGAATACACCATTGAGTGCAACGGCTCGCGCCGCACCCTGCGCCGGGTCGACCTTCCCGAAGTCCGCAACACCCTCACCTGGCTACAGGCCGAGCGCGACAGCCTCGAAACCGGCAGCGCCGCCGTGGCCGGTCGCACCTATGCAAAACAAGGGGGCCGTGGTTAATGGCGCGTATCGGCAAAAGCTACCCCGTTCCCAGGCACTTACAGCAGCGCCAATATGCCGCCGCCAAAGTCAGCCGCATTACCGGCGATTGGTTGCCCGTCGGCGATAACGTCAACCAGCTGCTCCGCACCAGCGCCCCGGCCGTCACCCGCCGTGTGCGCCAGCTGGTGCGCGACTTCCCCTATTTCGCCCGCGCCGCCAACATCATGGTTGACTTCACCGTCGGCACCGGAACCACCTTTCAAAGCCGCGTCCTCAATCCCGACTGGCACCCCGGTACCAAAAACGTTCCCAAATTCGACCGCCTCACCTGCCAGAAAATTGAAGACGCCGTTGCCTGGGGCATGGAAGAACTCGACGCCGCCGGCCGCCTGCACGGTACCGACCTCGAGCGCCTGGCAAAAATGGAAGAAGTTGAATCCGGCGAATTTCTATTTGTCAAACGCTACCTCAACGACCGCAGCCGTTACGTCCCATTCTGCCTGCAGCCTATCGAAGCCGAATGGCTCTCCGGCTACAACGCCGCGTCGGCCACAGGCATGGCCATCGACAACGGGGTCGAATACGACCCGGCCACCGGGCGTATTGTCGCCTATCATATCGCCGATCCTGAAAGCATCCGCCCGCCCCAGCGCATCCCGGCCGATTACGTGCTGCGCG